GTTAGAACATTTTCCATGCGCTTCATCAACTGCATGGCCATCTTTGCCTTCTCATCATTCTTCAATGCAAAGTCAATGACAGAACAACGAGAATGAAGAGCGTCAATCAGCTTGGACTTGAAGTTACAAGTAAAGATGAATGTGCAGTTCTTAGCAAACTCTTCGATAGCACCACGCATAGCAGCCTGTGCATCGGGAGTCATATAGTCTGCTTCGTCTAGGATAATGACCTTCTTACCACCAGTTAGAGACACAGTGGATGCATAGCCACGAATTGTGGTTCGTAGCATATCAATACCACGATTTTCGGAAGCATTGATATAGAGATGATTGATACCAATCTCATCACACATTGCTTTCGCTACGGTTGTCTTACCGACACCCGCAGAACCAGTTAACATGAGATTTGGAATTTCTTGCTTCTCTACATATTCCTGAAACGGCTTCTTCAAGCGATCAGGAAGAATACAATCTTCAATAGTTTTCGGGCGGTACTTCTCGACCCACAGGAAGGATTCGTTCGTCAATTTCATTCACCATTTTCTGAATTAGGAATTTAGCGCCTTCACCACCAAGCTGCTGAATATAAATCATCTTGGCAGTAATCATCATGCTGGAAGCCAACATCAATACATCTTCTGCATTATCGCACATCATGATCTGCCTGTCAATAGGCCTCATGAGTTCTTCCATTCTTGCGATCACATCTTTTGCCATTACTTAGACTTTCTCCATTTGAAACCAAAGCAAAGTTCTTGCATCTTTCGATGGAACCAATTGGGCTCATTACCCTCAACAGGAACTAAGACAACAGAACCAGGACCAGGACGATCTGCATCACCAAAGAGATAGCATTGCCAATCAGACCGCTTCGGCATACTGCTAACAGCGGTAAAATAAACGCTGTTAGCATCAGCTACATAATCGGAAGGTTTATAACTATAACCTACCATTACTTCATCACAGCGTCATAGAATTCTTCGAACTGACGGTTCTCTTCCTGCTCTTCGTTATAGTTGGACTTGAAGTAGGCCTTGGCCATACGGCGAATGATCTTCTTGTCTACACCAGTCTTATCAACAGCGCCATCCAATGCGCTCTTCTGGAAGTCACGCTCAGAGGCTACGCGCGTCATGCTATCATTCATTTCACGGATAGCATTCTTCAAGTCTGTCTTCTGAGTTTCAGTGAGAGAATTGATACTCACGAAAGGCTTATTGTGTCCGATACCAGCCATATTACTTTGTCTCCAATGCGATGAAATACTTAATCTTGTCCTTGAATGCGCCACTTGTAGCAGTGAACTTGGCAAATGCTCCAAGCTGAATTTCTACATCATAGTCACCAGGAACAAGCTTGATGTTCTCGACCTTAAACGATGCGATGAAATCAGCACCCTTATAATCATTCAACTTGAATGAAGCGGAGTTTGAAGTATCATTGGCCTTCTCATGTGTCTGCAAGCGGATCTCTCCATTCTTACCAACAACTGAGAGATGAGTAAGATTGTTCATTGAAGCAAGACGAAGGAGCTTTGATAGAATAGCATTCGTCAAAGCGAAGCTAACATCAGTTTGCTTCAACTTCAATTCCTTATCAGGAGGAGAAACGATAAGGTTAGGCGAACATGAATAATAGTTGAATGCGATATCGCCATCATTCATCATAACAGCATTTTCAGTAAAGCTCAGATCAGGATTTCCAAGAGTAGAAACATTACCAAGGAACTGATTGAGATCATAGATACCGAACTGCCCAGGAATAGCATCCTCTATTTCAACTTCAACAAGAATGGACTTCTCAGGAGAAATTGTCTTCTGGACATTTCCCTTCTGCAAGACAAGCCCGGAATTGATTGCAGAAAAGTTCTTCAATACACTCAGGGTGTTTTCACTAATCTTCATAATATAATCTCCAGTGTTTTTAGTTTACGCTGCTAGTATAGCAGACTTTTGCGGGCCTGTAAAGACTTTTAGCATGTGACCGATATCAGCTTCAAGCATGGAAATGCTTCCATTGTTATCAAGCTGATAATCCATAATCTCACCTGCCCATGCCCATTCCGAATAATGGATTGTATGACCCGACATATAATCAGTATTCTTTTCTTTGTTAGCTCGGACAGCATCATTATACCAACCAGGATCATGTCCGCGCACGACACGAACAGCAAAGCCACCCTTGCTACGCATCCATTCTATCTCATTTGGAAAACGAACATCTGCGATTACAACATTCTGGTACATTTCCATCTTACGCTCAAGAGCATAGACCCAAACATCTTTATGAAATACATTACGACCAGCTTCCGTACCCATCAACTGTAGAGCAAGACGAGGAGAAAAATGTTCAAAACCAAAACGATTTGCCCACCATTCATCATTCGTCTCACGAAACTCTCTGCTCTCTAGAGTATCACCTTCGAGGAGAGACCGCTGCCATCCGAAGATGGCAGCAGTAGCGTCCTTAACAGCATCCGCAAATGAAAGCTTTACGAAGCCGTGTTTCTCAACTAGAACATCAGCAGCAGTTCCTTTACCTGAACCGATGAATCCTATAACACCAATGATCATTATAGATTTCCTGTATGATTAGCGATTGATTGCATATTACCTGTGAAAGCATAAGAGCCGACATGCTGTGTCTTCATCCAAGGGCATAACCAAATCTGACCGCCCATCTTTCTCCAATACTGACAGAACATATAATCTTCCGAGAGATAGCGGTGAGAGGCTGTCTTCTCTGCTTCCATAAACTTCTTACCAGCCTCACTTACATCTTCACCATTTGAAGCCTTCAATACGAGAGAGTAAAGGTCATCGTAAGTGTAACCATTATCCATAACAGTATCAAAGTATGCGTGAATGTAACGTGTGCCATCGAAGTTAACTTGACCAATATGATCAGGCTTATAGTTCTGCTTAGGATAAGCTTGTCTAAACTTATCAAAAACTTCTCTCTTGACCATCATGTAACCAGTACCAAGTTCAAGAACTTCAAGAGGCTCTCTTACACTGAACTGATTTGTTCCTGGAACAGGATTGAAGACATAATCGCCAACAAGATTTTCAAGTTCTCCCGGACTGATTGTGGGATTCTTGACCATAGCTGTTGCAATATTCTTCCAGTTGATAGCCTTCTTTGGATAAGGAGCGCCAATAACGTCCTTGTCTAAGGCCAACATTGCAAGAATGTCTTGCGGTTCAAAATGAATATCGGAATCGATAAAGAGTAAGTGTGTATAACCAGAACGCAAGAATTCATCTACGAGATAATTTCTTGCGCGAGTAATTAGAGATTCGTTGAATAGGAATGAAAAACGATTTTCAATTCCGTATTGAAAACATAGTGCTTGAAGATCAAGACAAGCCTTCATGTAAAGACCATGATTGACACCGCCATACATTGGTGTGGCAATGAACAACTTGTTCTTTCTTAGGTCTTCAACTTTGATTGATAATTCCATGCGGGTACTCCATAATAAAAAAAGTGGGAAGGATACTAGTATATAGTATCACTCCCACTCCGTATCGTTAATTAGGCAGCAAAACGATAAAACATCTTGCGCTTACCGTTAACAGTACGGTAGTTGCTATAGATGGTCTTGCCTTCAAGGGTGCGTAGGTCATACACACGCTTGGAAACGCTGGTCTTCGGAACACCGGCCAGACGAGCGATCTGGGCAACAGTGATGCCAGCACCCTTGGTGTTCTGACGGAGAACCTTAGCGACCTTAGACAGTTGAGACATTCAATAACTCCATAATAAAATAACCGCTTTGTTGGAACAGATACTATGGCGCGGTTGTCTACCATAGTATCTGCTATTATACACTAGGCTATGCCCAATGTCAATTAGAAAGCGATTTCATCCTCATTCGTAGCCTTCACTTCTTCCTTGACCTCAGCCTTCGGAAGAACCTTTTCGTCCAGCTTGGCGTAGAGATCAAAGAAGCCAGTCTTGGTATCCACATCAAAGCGATTGAGACAGAGTTTGATTGCCTTCTCACGATCCTGACCGAAGATGGCGTAGGCTTCGCAGATATGAACCAGTCGGCGAGTGGAGATGATATCGGAGACCGCACCATCGTAGAACGCCTTACGGATCATGTCAGCCCAGTTGACCAACTTGTCAGCAAAGTCCTTGTCCTCAATGCCAGAGGTCTTCAGGACATTGTTGAGGATCTTGGCCTCAGTCTTGGTCGAGGGATATTCCTGCTCAAAGGTGATGCTGAAACGCTCAAGGAAGGCTTCGTTCATCACATTGGTGCCGATGAAGCGACCATCGTCCGAACCCTTACCCTTGGTGTTAGCAGTGGCCAGAATGTTGAAGCCAGGAGCCGGAGTGATCACACGGTTGATCTTCTTCAGGTAAACGGGCTTACCCTCGAGGATCGGCTGGAGACACATGAGCTTGGCGTCACCAAGGTCAACCTCGTCCAGAAGCAGGATAGCACCACGTTCCATGGCCACGATAACAGGGCCGTTCTGCCAGACAGTCTTACCGTCCGAGAGACGGAAACCACCGATGAGATCGTCCTCGTCCGTTTCCTTGGTGATGTTGGCGCGAACAAGCTCACGACCTTCCTGAGCGCAAATCTGCTCAATCATCATGGTCTTACCGTTACCAGACAGACCGGTGATGTAAGTCGGATAAAACTTACGAGACTTGACAATCATTCGAACGTCCGGGAAGTGACCGAAGGGAACATAACCAGACGCCTTAGTCGGCACCAGATCAATACCACGATTCTCTACCGCGTGAAGCGGAACAACCGCAGCAGCGGCCATCTGCATTTCGGAGGCGTTAGCCACCTCGTCCATCGCAACAACGGGAACGCTTGAAGCGATATCAGCCGTCTTGGAAAACTTTACAGCCGCAACAGGAACATCGGTAAGCGAATACATTCCACGACCGACGCGCACGGCGTCATTCTTGGTCAGCCAAAGCGGATCCTTCAGCTTGTACTTCTTCATAATGTGGACGACTTCCGCGCGGGAAATCGTATTGACCTTACCAAGTTCCTTAGCAACAGCGGCGAGGAACGGGGTCTTATCAACGGGGCGCTTAGCCATTAGGTATTTTCCTTTGTGTGTGTTTGGATTATGTGTATATTATAGACTAGGTAGAGGTGATTGTCAAGCGGCAATTCGCTTGACAACCTGAGTGAGTAGAACACGGGAAATAGACTTCTTTTCCGAATACTTGATAAACGCGGAAGTAAGACCTCGCTTGGTGATATCAACAGCAACCTTAAGATTTCCACTGGAAACATTGAAGGTCAAGGCGTTAATGATATAGTATTCATCATAACCAGCGGAAGTCACACCGAAGAAGCCGTTGTCTTTCCAGCAAGTGGCAGACTTAGCCCGATGGGCAGCATTTCCGTAACCATGGTAACGGTCATAAACACGCTTGAAGCCGTTGGAGTTAATGAAGAAGCCGATCAGATTACAGTCAGTCCGATCCTTCAGGATCTTAAGAAGGACAGGAGTGATGTTATTATTATTAAACGCATGACTAGAATACTTTAGAGCCGGAAGGTCATAAGTCTTCTTGGTGATATCGTCCTGAATGATAATCTTACGCGGTTTCCAGCCGTAAGGCACACCGTTAATCTGACCAGACATAGGATCGGAATCACCATCAGTAATGAATACCGTATTGACAATCTGTACCTTGGACTTGGCCTTGAAGCGATTGACGATTTCCGAAGCAGCCACAATACAAGGATTGAGCGGAGTGGAAGTCAAATCATCACAGGACAGTCCGCCATGTCGGGAAGACATAATGAACAGATGGTACATTGCGTCATTCAACTCCTGAATTTTCATTCGGGACGAAAGCAAGTTTCGCGCAACAAACGGCGAAACGTCAATCTCATTGGTATTCTTGGTAAAGCCAGCCGACAACCGAGTCCGTTCATTGTCGCTATAAGAGACACAACGGAAAGCGTAGACCTCGAACGGGATCTGGACTCGCTTACAGAACATTACCAGTGAAAGCAACTGTCGGACAGTCTTCCGCAGATTTGTATCCATGGAGCTTGACCAGTCAACAAACATGACAAAGCCATGGTTCTTGCCGCTTGCTACCGTAGTGATACGACGGAACAAGTCATCATTGTACCGATAAGAGTGGAGCTTGTTAGTGTCAAGCATACCAGTCTTGGCGGTGCTGGTGCGGGAATATTCGTCTGCGGACTTACGCATTTCGAATTCCTTGACCATGAATGAAATGGCCGAGTTTTCGCTGGACTTGAACTGATTGAGTTCCTTGCGAACGGCAAGAAGCCAATCCGGATCAAACCTACGGCGAGCCAGTTCAGCCCGCTGGTCAGCCAGCACGACCTTGTAATCATGAACCGTACGGTCATAATCTGCAATCTTCGGTAGCTTTGCATAGACATAATCATATTCCGAATCGATAACCAGGTCATTCTGCTTTTCCTGCCAAGCCTTTTCAGTCTCGGACTCGGGAATATCATCACCATTGGTGGCAGTACCAGCGTCGGACTGAGTATCGTCCTTCTCACCGTCTTCGGTAGAGGAAGAACCATCGCCATCCTCGTCCTCGTCCTCGTTGCCGTCTCCATCATCATCCTGAGACATAGACTGGCTGGACTGCGAAGGGTCAGTCTCGGCGTCTTCATCATCGCCAAAGTCCATTTCATCGCCATCTTCGGTATCATCACCGAAGCCAGACTTGGCTTTCATCATGTCCGGGCCGTTTTCTTCTTCCTGCTGATTTTCCATCTGCTGCTTAGACCAGCGATAGATTTCCTCAGTAAGAGCCAGAACTTCCTCGAAAGTCTCAGCCGCTTCAACCTTGCGGAGCATCACCTTCTCTTCAGGAGAGAAGTTAATACCGAGCATGACGCCGCCCTTACAGTAGATGTTAAGGCGGTCGATAAAGGACATAGAGTTAACGTCCTTAGTTGCGGTACCGAAAAAGTCCTTTTCGATTAGTTCAGCATAACCCTTGATGTAGTTCCGACGAGCCCCAGGGAAGCGGCGCTTCTGGCGCTTGTCAATTCGTGCGTCTTCAATGACATTAACAAAGCCCTTGATAGCACCCAGAGCGCGGTTGGAAGTCTCTCCAAGACGGGCTGCGATAGCCTTAAGGTTCTCTACAAAGTCTTCACCAGGCGTGTCCAGAGCATGGCCAACCTCGTGGACGACCAGCATGTCGTACAAGTCATTGGACATTTCACGCCAGATCGGGAGCATCAGGACACGGTTCGTAACGTCGAACCAAGCGGTCTTGGCCGACGCGGAATGTTGAACCGTAATGTTTTCCGTAGCCAGCAACTTGGCTAGCTGGGACTTTGCGTTATGATTATGTGAAACTTCCATTGTGTCCTCTTGATTATGGACTTATCTTAGACTGATTTGCGGTGCAAGTCAATCTCATTCTTCATTCTGGAAAACATGAGGAGAAACATCTGCATAGACTTCGACATTGGTTTGGTCGAGGACTTGATCTACGAGATTTTGTAAATCGGAAATGTTCTCTTCGGTTATAAAGATATCTTCATGCGACAAGCGATGAAAATTATCTTGGAACTCAACTATCGCATGGGAAAGGAGAGCGGCTTGTGCGGGATTCAACTTGAGGGTCAATATCATCATACACTATATATGGGGATTGCAAGTCGGTTTTACAATGAGGGAAAAAGCATACCAGCCATACGATGGACGCATAGCTGGTGGCTAAGTTATTGATTTTATTGGGTTCGGCTAAGTCTTTGATATCTTTTTGAGAACCATACCATAATTGTTGACCTTAGGTAAGGTTGAAAGATCAACGCTAGATTTCAATCTCAACCGATTATCTTCTGGACCCAAACCGAGATTTCGGCGTATCTGTAACTGTTCTGGATTCAGTTCCCGCTCGGGCTTTTGGAACGGAAGGTAATCAACATGGTGATGCCAACGCCCATATTTCCAAACCAGCTTTGCTACATCGGGATGCATATCGACCAGCATCTGCGATTTGTTCACAGTGCCAGTTGCATTCATTTGCCCTTCACGCCACTTGCTCTTGTCTAGTTCACCTTCCGCATGATAGAACTCTGCTGTATTACCACCCTTGACAGTTTGCGTTGCAGATTTGCCTTGCAGAAATGAATTGAACTGAATTGTGCAATCACCATCTTTCAGTACACGAAGACAGATATCGGTGTCTTCATTATATCTACCACGCCAACGATGCTTACAATCGTTAGAGATGAGTAGAGTGGAATAGATACGAGTGTTCGGTGTAAATGGATAGTATGCTTGATTCGGCGCAATGAAGAACCGATACTGAAAGCCTGAGATAGGAACATTCTCAAAGCGATCAACAAAGTCTTCTGCGGCCTTGAAGATTACACCAGATTCCACACGAATGCGTTGGTTCTTATGTAGACGGTAGAAATCTGAAATGTTATCATCACATACCCAATGCTTCTCAGCGCCTAAGGTAATAGAATGATCCCAGCACCAATTTCTTGCCCTACCTGGGCCGTCTCCATGATTAGAAAAGGGAGCAACAATAAGAGTAACATAAGGCCTAATATTAAAGGTATCAAGAGCTTGATCATATAACTTTTCATCTTGCGGTTCGATTGCAATATAATGCGGAATCTTCATACGCGCGAGTGAGCGCGAGGTAAACATGCTTTCGTGTCTACCTTTAGAAATGATATAAACTGGATGAGTCGGATTCGTCATTCTTCAAACCAACGCTTGAGTGAGTTTTCGTCCTTATCAAGATGCGGATACCACATGCTCTTTGTCTTTGGTGTAATGTTCTGCTCTTCATCTAGGTTCTTATACTTTGAAACGAATGCATCAAAGTCTTCCTTGTTACGAAAATGAAGATATATAGTCTTGAACGGAGGATTGTCCTTCTGTTCAAACTCAGGCATTCCTACCCAAAGTTTTTCTCGTTCACCTTCCTCAGTCTCTTCAATCTCAAATAGTGCCGCTGGCTTTGCTACTTCTTCCTTCTTACCAAGGAAGTTATCGTATTCTGCGGACTCTTTTACCATCATTTCTTTTTCCTGTTCTTTCTCTCTTTTGCTTTTTTGGCAAAAAAATCTCTGACCATCCTCTCATGTTCTTGATCTTTTCTTTCAAGATCCCATTGTTCACGAAGGTTGATCTTTTTGCCGTAATTAAATTTACCGCGTTTTTTACCTCTTTCGTATGTACCTTTTACACTCATTATACCAACCTGCTAAAGTTTCTAATCTTCTCGAATCGGTAAGTCTTATCGAACTTATCGGCAATTGTATCCGTCTTGTGCGATATTATAAATGTATTTGTATCGTCTGTCAAGGTCTGAATTATTTTTAGGAATTCATCAGTACCATTTGCATCAAGACTTCCATCTAAAATCTCGTCTAGGATAAGCAAGTTGGTATTGACGGAATTCTTCATCTTGGCAATTGCTCTCCATGTGAACATTAGAGCCAAATCAATGCGCGTCTTCTCACCTTCCGAGAAGTTTGCATAGGAAAACTCATCACGATACCGAGACTTGATTACCTCGTTGAAGTTCTCATCAATGTTGAAGTTGACAAAGAATCCCATACGATCAAGGTATTTGTTTACCAACTTATTGATAATCGGAACATATTGCTTGATGATCTTAGTCTTTATGCCACCATCTTTCAATAGAGCCATCGCAGTATCAATCAATACTTTTTCACTCACATAAAAATTAATCTTATCACCAAGACGATCAATCTCTTTTATTGTCTTAGCCAGTTCTTCTTCACTATCTTGTACAAGAGTATCAGCATTCTTGATCTTATCAATGTTATCTTCAATGTTGTTCATTGTGGATACGATATGCATCATTGTCTGCTTATCAGCCTTGATTTCAGCATTAATGGTTTGAATACGCTTTGACTTTTGCTCTCTATCATTTATTTGAGATAAGATGACATTCACATCTATTTCCATAGTTGCTGCATGTCTGCAAATGGTGCTAATCTCACCACCTATGCTCAATACTTCTCTCTTACGAAAGTCTTCCTCGATATGCTGATTACATGTTGGGCATTGGTCGGAACTCTTTAGAAACTCCTTGTGTTTATCAAGACGCTTTGCTTCACTGTCCCAGGAAGCAATCTGCTTAATAGCCAGTTCATAAGTCTGCTTTAGAGTTGAGATATCAGTTATCTCATCGACAAGTTTTTCTTTCTCATCGACCAGTTTCTTGACCTTGTTTAAAAGATCCGTCTTTTGACTGGCAAAATCATTATACTGGCCATTCAATTCATCCAAGCGGTCATCATTGTTCTGTCTAAGACTTTTTAGAGTGCGCTCAACATAATCTTTCTTTCCTTCGTTAGACTTCAATGAAGCGCGATTTAGTTCCAAGTTCTCTTTGTTTTCTTGAACACGCTGCTTTACCAGAATATTCATGATAGAAAAGATTTGGATGTCTAGAAGGTCTTCAATGATTGCGCGACGATCAGCAGGAGTCAACTGCATGAAAGGAGTAAATGAAGCTGAACCAAGAATGACGATTTGGCAAAAAGACTTCATGTTCATCTTGAGAATGAACTTCTCAAGATATTCTTGATAGTCACGCGAGGCCGAGTCCTGATTGAGTAGCATACCATCAACATAGATTTCAAAGATGTTTGGTTTGATGCCACGGAAAATCTTATACTTCTTTCCGTAAGCACCAAACTCAATCTCTACTCTACAATCTTTACCATTTACGCTATTGGTAAGCGATGGCTTATTGATCTTACGAAATGGCTTACCAAACAAGACGAAACAAAGCGCGTCGAGAATGGTCGACTTACCATGCCCGTTCGCGCCTATAATTAGATTAGTCTTGTTTGCGTTTAGTTCAATCTCTGTCCAAGCATTACCAGTAGATAATAGATTTTTCCAACGAATAGTTTCAAATGTTATCATACCACGCCAATCATCTTAACTTCAGCATCAGTCTCTATCCATAATTTAGCACCACAAGGACGAGGTTTATCTGGTCTGTATACCATACGCGAAGGTCCAAGTATCTCTACTTCCATACAATACTTTACAATACCATTCTCTTCTACTCGCACTACTGGTTCTTTACGACCATGCTTTGCATTTGATTGGATAATATTACGATTGATATGTATAATCTTCATTCAATATTTTCCAACGACAAAGCTTCCGCGTAGATTTCACGCATGTAATGTTTCATCTTATCAGGTTCTATTGGTAATGTCAACCCCTGGATATAATTATCTAGAATGGTAATCGTGTCTTGTGCTTCGTCTACCAAATCATCCACATTGTTATCGATAAAACTATTCACATCTTCAACAATGGAAATATCTGCTGGCTGTTCCTTGTATAACTTATCTAACAGCATATCAAAAGCATATGGATTAGTCTTGTTCACACATACAATCTTAACATAGCAATCTTTAAACTTGGAATAATCAGTAGCATTGATATTCTCAATGATGTTTGGATTCTTCACATCATCGTAAGCCACCATATGGAAAATACGGAAAGGATTACGATGGAAAACCATATCACGGGTCTCTGTATCAAAAACAACAAACCCGCGAGGATCATTGTAGTCAGACCATATGTGCTCACACAAAGCACCAATATAGTGAATATTGTCCCGAACACTACGATGATGGTAATGGCCAGTAATAACGTGATCAAACCTTCCATAAATTTTGTGATTAGATCCATGATCAGATAACATACCTTTCTGCATTTCAAAGCCATCAAGTTCTAAGTGAGATACACAAACAGAGGCAGTAGACTTCTCTACCGCTTCATAACATTCTTTCTCTGCTTCCTTTGTGATCCATGGAAGTAGAAAGAAATCAAAGCCATCAATCGTAATAGTTGTTGGGCTTGAATATGTGTGAATGTTCTTATAGCGACCAGCAACAAACTCGGTAAGAGAGTTTACGCGATATGTGTCCTTATAGTATTCATCATGATTACCAGCAATGATATGTGTCTCACACAGTTCATTTAGCGGAATAAGAAAATCATGGCGTAGTCTATGCGCGGTATTCACATTGATATACTTGCGCCTGTCTACAAGGTCACCAGCGTGGATCACATGCTTAATATTATGCTCACGAATGAACGGAAGAACAAACTCATCCATTGTCTTCTTGAAGTAATCCAAGAAAACTGGGGAATCATTCCTGACTCCCCAGTGAGTATCGGTAAGTATTAGAACTTTAGCCATTAAGCACGCTTTTTCTTTCCTTGAGTGTTGGATATATAAAGCTCATTATCGTACTTTTTTATCGCTTTGTCAAGTGCTTCCTGTATGTTGACTAATCTTTGTCTATAGTTTCCACGAATGTGGATATTTTCTTTTTTGTTAAGTAGGCTATTGATCAAATGTTCAATCTGAAACGGCACTTCGTTTGTCATCGGTTTCTTCCTCATAAAATTTCTGTAAGCCTTCCTTTGTCTGCTTACGCTTTACTTTCTTTTCGTGTTCTCTCTTCTCAAACTTTGCCATGAAGTCATTTATGTTATCATACATTTGAGTTGGCATCAAGTGATTATCATCATTATCTACAAGGAATCCAGAGTTGCCTTGATTGACAATGCTTTCCTGATAATTCTTATATATGATGTACCTGTTCTTCTCTTCTTTACCTATTCGTCTAAGGAAAGCATAATAGATGATCTGCGTGAAATACGCAAATGGATTCTGCCCTATTTCTGGATTGTAATCTTTGAAATACATAATACAGTTCTCAATGCCATCGGATATCATCTCATCACGGTATGAATAGTTGATGAAGCGTGGCATTGTGGAAAGTTTCTTTGCAATCTTGAAAATACATTCACCGATATATTCTGGTAAACGAGGATCTTGTTTACCTTCTACTCTTGCTTTCTGGATACTTTCCCTATACTTTAAAATCTCTTCGTAGAACTTTTTATTGTCTACATAGTGTACTGTAACTTTCTTCATTCGGACTCACTTTTCTATTGACAAATGCTTGACAGCGTGGTATAAAGGCTATGTCAGCCATCATATGAATAACTCTATATGGTAGTTAGAGACTTAAGCTTCTTGATCTGCTTATCTATCTGTTCTTTACGATTAGGCCATTTGATCATAGGCTTATCAGGATCTTTAGCTAGATTTTCCAGTAGAGGCATAAAGATTTTATTAAGAGCAGACAATCTTAGTTTTAAATCATCAACTTGTTCCTGAAGAGAAGAGTATTCTTTATTTTCCTCAATGATATCGCTTTCATCAGCAAATGTGAATCCGAAGTCATCTTCATCTTCCAAGTCTAGGTATATGTTCTTATCGTTTGCCATCAGTGTAACTTTCCCTTATCATCTTTAGTTCCTATTAGATCCTTAAGCATTTCAAGGTTATCTTCATAGGAATCATCAATTGTTGGATCATCATATTCAATGTTACTACTTGATTCTTTTTCCAAGAAGTGTTCAACTGAATTGATATAGTGAATAATCATTCCATCATCTGGTAGTGTCTTAAACAGAACTTCATTCTTATCTATTTCAAACATTTGGTCAGCAGATATCCTAGAGAATACCCACTGCATAAGTGATATAGAAAGAAAGCCAGACTTCTTTCCTTTCAAGTAAAGTATCTTGCATGGATTGACAAGAACTAAAGAACCATCAGTCTCTTGAACTTCCGTTATTAAGTCTTCACCATTTTTAAGTCTAAGAAACTGAATGTCTTGTTCCATGTTACTATCCTTTTAGTTCTATCTTATAGATTTTGAATTTGAACTTCTCTTCTGTATATATTTTGATTCTCTCGGCAAAGTGTTTCAATGTATAGTTTTCGCGCTTCTTATGTCTCATATCATCCGCGATATCAAATAACTGCGCTTCATCTTTAGTTTCAGACCTTCTTAGCCCACGCCCGATAGACTGAAGATTCCGAATACGAGATTTGGATGGAGAAGCAAATATAATGTTATGCAGGTTTCTAATATTGATACCAGTACTAAAAGTACCAAAAGAAGCAACAATAATAGCGTCAGTTTCTTTTTCAACAATTCCTCTTATCTCCTCTCTAATGTCAACTTCTGTTCCGCCATGGACGAAGAAGACTTTTCTATCTGCTCCGAGCTTTGCGGAAATGAGATCGTGTAGGATTCTTCCGTGCTTATCGACATATTGGTATAGGACGAGGGTATTTCCGTCGAGAGATACTGCGAGGTTACTAATAAATCTGTTACGGGACTCATTAAGAACAAGGTATTCAATTTCTTGCTGATAGGTGAAATTCTTACTTGCCTGGCAGATAGCATCACTATGTCTAAGAAGTAAGCACTTGATTTGGAATGAAGCCAAGTGTTTTGCATCCATAAGTTCTTTCGTTGTGATGACTTTTCGAACGGAGCCAAATAGCCCTTCAAGTACAAGGCGGTGAGTCTTTGTTCCATCAAGGGTGCCTGTAGTGCCAATTCTGTACTTTGCATTTGATAGTCCTGTCATAATGTCTGTTAGAGATTTGGCTTTGAACAAATGAGCTTCATCACCGATTACAAAATCAAATTGCGCGAACCACTTCTTAGGCATCTTGTATAGAGATTGCCAAGTTGAAATCGTCAGGAACTTGTCTGTATCCTTGTCCTGACCCTGATAAACTTTATGTATGTTCGCGCTAACGTCCCAACCATTCGTTTCACTATACTCTTTGAAGTCGCTTGTCAATTGTTCTACCAGAGATACTGTCGGAACAATGATCAACCCTCTTTTCAGTTTTCTATATTGGAAAAACCGAGATAGAAGATAAATAATAAGAGACTTACCACTTGCAGTGGGGCTGAGTAATAAACTACGTCTTGTACGGATGGCATGTACGAAAGCGTCCAATTGATAGTCTCTTGGAGCATGTTTCGGCCTTAGTTTCTCTACAAACTCTTTTGCTTCCGCTAATGAAAACTCTTCATCAAAGTCTTCATTTTCATAATCCCATTCATAGTTTCGCTCTTCACAAAACTTGGCAATATATGGTACTAGACCACGATATAGCTGTTTTGTTCTAATATCAAATAGTCTTATCTTTCCATCCCACAGTCTAGCCCTATACTGAGGCGTAAACTGATAACCTGGAACTTGAAATGTAAAGTTTTCACGAAGCTCATAAGCAACACCATCTTCACAGATGATAGCTACATAGGCTTCATTCACATTTCTAATGATAATTTTACTGTCCACCTATAAACTTTTCCCAATCCATGTATGACTTGAGTTGCCATGTTCTGTTGTTCAGTTCTTTTAGAACATTCTTACAGAAATCAACAATCTCTTCATGCATAACTTTTTTCAATAGTATGTTATTTAGTTCAGTGTCCGAATCAAGATAATGCTGTAGATCAGCACGAAGTACTTTCTTCATCATTGGTTCTAGACCATAACGCGCAAGGTCTTCTGGATTATTCAGATCACCAGAATAGTATTCCCACTTGATCTTGCGTCTGCTATTATATTCCGATGTGAGTTTCTTGGAGATTAAATTATGATGTGTCATAATACGAAGATACTTGGCATGGAGTTTCGGTATGTTTGCTACCGCTTTCTGAGGTTCAGTCTCATCGTATCCTGCATCCTTTACCCATTCTTCCATGAGCAATTCTATATTCACTGGCGGCTTCATAGCTTCTCCATCACAAAAAATGTATATTACTATACTATGTTTTTAGGTAAAAGTCAAGTGTTAAAGACGCTCAATATCAAAATAATCATATCTAATGCCAAGATCGGCTGTGATAGTGTTTTCGGCTGAATCGGCCGTATTGAATGTTATACCACTAAGAGTAACAGGATGACAGTCTTTGAACTTGAAGCGAACATTAGGCAAGTTGGAATTTGTGTTGATTGTTAAAATACCATCATAATATAAAGATGCTTTCGAATCAAAATGCTTAATGTATTCTTCATGTTTTGTTGGACGAGCTATACCTCTTAGCCAGTTATATGTTTCTTGCCACGATCTTAAGTCTTCATCAACGATGAATGTGATTCTAAGCTCTTCATATGTAAGTTTTATACCATGACGATATATGTCAGAGAATGGGCTTGAAACAGGTATAGCACCAGTAGATACGCCTGGCATAACAACAGACTGACAAAAGTATTTGGCAAATGGAAGATTAGGTACAGTAAATGTATACTTAGTTGCTTGAAGCAAACTAGTATTCTCTGGAGTTCTAGTAATGAATGATTCTGTTGTCATTTGGTACCTCTGGTATATTTATATAAACAAAAAGGGCGGTGTTGCCACCGCCCAAGTTGTTACTGCGTCTCTTCTTATTATTAGGTAAGATTGCGAACGCGGAAGATACGGTAGTACTGGTTAGAGCGTACTGTATCTGTGATTGAGTCAGAAAGGTCTGAAAGCTGAGTTAGACCCTTAGCAAATGGGTTAGCTACCATTCCGTAACGTGTCTTGAAGCCGATCTTTGGCTGGAAGGTATCCTGACCGATAGCGCGAACCATCTGGAGAGGAACGTATGGGCAGTAGAATAGACCAGCGTCATAAGGTGAAGTACCCTTATAACCAACTGTTACAAGCTCGTCACCGTTTGATGAACCACCGAAGTATGGATCGATGTATACCTTAATGCGACCGTGCATTGTGCCAGCAAAAGTATTGCCAGTATCGTCAACTGTTAGGTTAACATTAAGAGCAGGTGTGTAATCAAGAACACCTGCCATAGAAAGAGCTGAAGCAATATCAGAAGAAACGATAAGAATATTACCCTTACCACGTCTTGTACCCTTAGCAATTGCATTGCATTCACGTTCAATCTGGAATACAAGACCCTTGAACTTTTCAACTGACCAACGGCCATTTGAGTCTGTGTCGAGGTCGAATGTACCAGCGGTTGTTACACCGTACTGAGCGCCAACAACGGCTGAACGGTAAACAGTTCTTACAACTTCACGGTTGATTTCAGCAAGAATTTCTGTTGAAAGAATGTTTGCAAGTTCTGTCTCAGCGTCTAGACCGTGAACAGCCTTAAGATCCTGAGCAAGTTCCATTGTGTATTCTGCCTTTAGAGCGCGTGAACGTGCTGTAACAGTTACCTTTTCAATGGAGAAGTTCATTTCAGCAAAAACGTTGTCTCCTGAATCACCAAGAGCTTCAGCCTGTGATGTTGTCATACCCTTACCAGTGGTATAAGCATCATTGTTAGCTGTGTTAGAAACTGGGTTTGAACCAGTATGAGCAACTGTACCAGCCATACCGCCAGCTGCATTAGATGATGTGAAGCTTGTTAGAACTTCATCAAAGAATGTTTCGTTTGTGCCACGATTTGTGCCACGGCGTGAGCGCATTGCGAAGATTAGTCCTGTTGGACCTGTCATTGGCTGAACGCCTGCAATGTCATAAGCCATTAGGTTTGGAAGAGCGCGACGAACCAAACTGATTAGGATTGGATCGTAACCTGCAACTGGACCAGCAGCAGCAGATGAACCGCTAAAACCACCTGCAGTGTAGTTGGTTGGTGCAGATTCGTTAAGCATACGGCCTTCTTCAGCCATTGCCTTTTCCTGGTTCTCAAGGACAAGTGCTGTAACTGCACGACGGTATGAATCCTTAATTGGATTTGCGCCGGCGTGGTCAAGCACCGGTGCCCACTTCTGTTCTAATTGTTCTGTAAGATACATTTTAGTATTCTCCTTTAAAGTCTTACTTTATTAATATTTATAATTTCTTTATCTTAGCTGTGTTTTGCCAAGTGATCTAACATATGCGGCCATTGGTCCGTTTAGTTCTTCAGAGATCATACCTCTACCATCTGTTGATGATTCGGCAGCATCTAGAACATTACCAGACTTAACTGATGTTGAGAAATAGTTTTCCTTAAGAATAGAAACTTTCTGAGCATATTCATTAGCATCAGCGTACTCAATTCCTTCAGCAAGAGATTTTAACTTCTCTGCTTGTGTATCTGTCAATCCATCACAAGCATTAAGTAAAATTTCATTAGACTGCGATTCATTGAGCATCTTGCTTAGAGTAACACTACGCTCAATTTCCTCATTTAGTTTTTCTTCTAGTTCAGCAACCTTGTTACCCATTTCTTCTACAACTGATACTGCTTCTTCAGGAATATCGATGTAGTGTTCAACGAATAGGTTACGGAGACCAGAGATAAATTCTTCGGTTAGTTCGGAACGAAGACTTGCTTCAATAGCAACTTCGTTTTCTGCTGTCCACTGTTCGACAACGTAGTTAAGGTAGTCATCAACATTTGTTGAAAGTTCTTCTTCAATGCGACCAACTTCTTCTTCAAGAGTAGCAGCAAATGCTTCTTCAATTACTGCAATTTCTTCTGCAACCTTCTGCTTAACAGCGGCTTCAAAAATAGCTGTAGCTTTTTCACGGAATTCTTCTGAGAGTTCTTCACCAGCTAGAAGAGCGTCAACATGCTCGGACATGTCTACTTCGTAATTTTCCATTACATCTTCTTCTGATTCTTCAGTTACGAATTCAAAGTTTTCTTCGATTGCTTCAGCAATTTGATCTTCGTCCATACCTTCTTCAAGGCACTGATCGATGAATGATTCTAGTTCTTCGGAAAGTTCAACATCATCTTCTTCGTTGATTTCTTCCTGATTCTCTTCTGCAACTTCTTCAACATCTTCTTCCATAACCTCTGCCTTCTTCTTCATTGGTTCAGGCTTTGTTGCTTTCTTGACAGATGTATCTGTTTTAATGCCAGCAGCAGCCGCAGCACCAAGATTTGAACCATCAGTGCCGTTTGGTTGAATTACTGGATCCGCAAGCTTAGTAGCAGAACCAAGTGTTTGTGCTGGGTCTACTGACTTTGAGCCTGGCTTTAATGTAGCTGCTAGTGCTGTTTCTTCCTGCATAAGGACAGCTCTTGCTGCTTCAGTTAATGACTTTGCCATATTAGATTACTCCTTTATTTCTTTTATTTATATTATTTAAAGTTTTGAGATGTAGTTTTCAAAGATTTTCAAAGCAACTCCTTCAATATCGGCACTAGAAGCTTCTTTTAGCATTCTTCTAGCACGATCTTGATGCATTGCTTTCCAACCTTCATTAGTTAAAATCCATTCTGCATTTTCCATTATACCTTGGACAAATGCGTCTGGAGCTGAGGGATCAGCAACGATATCGGCCGCTGTAGCCAAATGAAAATCGTCCTGAACAAGTTGAAAGCCGTTGGCTGGCTTAAGAGACCCTACGCCTCTTGTTGACACACCTAGACTTGCTCCACCATCTAATAAACTTTTCACAATTCTTCCATTTGGAGTATCTAAGATTTTTGCTTTACCAATAAAGTTATTACCATCTGGTTTTAAGCTTGTGATCATGTGTGATACACGATCTAAGTTAATCGTTGGAGAATCTGGATGCCCAAGTTCTCCGAAAGCACGATTTTTTGTTACATAATTTTGATTGTATCTTTCAACTTCTTTACTAAGAACATGACGCGGATACACACGACCATTTCTATTTTGTTTTTCAGCCTGCATAAAGATGCCTTGAATAGAGTGGGTTTTACCACCTTTACCATCTTCTTCTACAAGATACTGAACGTTTAAAACTTCTTCTTTAATGAGTTTCATCTTTATAGTCCTAATGATTTTCTTTTTTGTAATGAACGCTTACGCTTCATTAATGATCTGGAAAGCTTTGCTCTGCGCTTCATCTTACCTTTACGGGCACCCATCTTTCTACGACGGCGTTCAGCAGCAGACATGCGCTTTAATGTTCCACCACGTAGAGTCATTCCAGGAACATTTGATACTCTCTTACGACGTTGAATTTTACCACCGCGAATTCTAGCTCTAATAAGATTAATGCGGGCTTCGTCTAGTTCTTCTTCTTCTTTTAGATTGTTTTTTGGAACAACTGTAGTGTTAGGTGGTTGCTTATCACCTTTATCATCGCGATTAACTCTCTGTCCTTTTGGTGCTGGACCATTGTGTATTTCTGTAGGATCAATTGATTCTTCAATTTCATCTTCCGTAAGCTCTCCTCTAATTTTTTGAGAAGCAGATTTCATCTGTTCACACATCTTAGCAGCAACAGCTTTTTTTAATTCCAAAAGTTTCTTTTCCATAATTAATGGAACAGAATTATCGATCTGTTCTCCTATTTCTGTAAACTTGTGTTCTCTAATTAGCTGAACGATGTTTTTCATTATAGAGGTCTTCTGTTGAATGCATATGGATCTGCTGTTTGGCCTTGATCGTAATCTTCACCGTTCTTCTTCAAATCAATAAAGATCGTTACCAATTCACCAGCACCTAAGTTTGCTGTTGATATGAGTATGTGACCGTTTGAACTTGTCTCTGGATTTGGAATTGTTGCTCCATCACCCATACTTTGGAAATCATAATCGAATGATCCTGCGCCAAATGTGACAATCTCGGAGTTAGCAGCACCTTGCCACTGTAACTTTATCTTAGCATTAGCTGCTGCTACTTGACCATTGATACGCTTAATAGTGGTATTATACTTTGTTTTAGGATGAACACCAGACTGCATAATGTATCCATTAGCATTCAAAGCAAATGCTAATGTTGATACGTTGATCAGTAATGTATTAGAACTTTGTGAGCCATCGGAAACAATGACATACTTGATCAAAGCTCTCTTATTGCTATCAATAATTTTTTGTTCTCGGATTAAATTTGCCATCTTACTGCCTTACTGCGAATGTTAAAACTTTATTGAAAGATGTAGCACTTTCATTCAACATCTGTTCCATTTTCTTTTTATTGGTTTTGTTGACTGATTCGTACACGTTTAATAATTTTTTAGCTACTGTGTTATTTATAGTAATTTCATTTTCGTTGAATCGAATAGTTTGTTCCGATATATCGTTTTCTACAATTGACTTGATTGTATGCAATACGTTGGATTCACCCATCATAGCTTTTTGCGCTTTTTTGTTTAACTGGTAGTCTGTCTGACGAATAGTGGTATCTGAAGGCGCTTTATAATCTACAAATGAGTTTTTTAATCCTGGTTTAGCCTTGAAGTCATAATTTCGTGAAGCTGGCAAATCAGATGCGTTTGATCCACTTCCTGAACCACCGCCCAATGATCCTGCGAGTGCCCCAAGAGCCCCAAGACGACCTGCTCTTCTTAACCACTTACCTCTGGCACCTCTTCCTGCTTTACCAGCTGCGCCTTTTCCTGCTCTAGCTGCTGTACCTGCTGCACCTCTTGCGGCGGCCCCTCTTGCAGTTAAACCGGGAAGTGCTCGGGTAGCTGCGCCAGCGGCAGCTCTTAGTCCTGTAGCAGCAACCGCAAGATAAGGCCAAATCTCATTTACTTGCTCTTGCTCATTTAGTTGCTTCGATTCTCTAATAACACTTAAATTATGTTTAAAATCTTCTGCAATTCCAGCTTGATCTGTTGCACCTTTGGAAAAAGTTGCCTTTGGATTTTTCTTTAAAATCTTATTCATCGCAGCTTTAGTAGCCGCCGGACTCTTCTTGCGAATTGTAGAACTGCTATCTGTCTTTGCTTTAGCTTTAGACGCTGCAGGTTTTGATTTTGGAACAGAAGTTGAAGCAGCAGGTGTTTCCTTAACTGGTTCTGAACTGCGTGTTTTATCCATGTGAGCTTTTATTTTAGCTAATGAAGTTGTAGCTCTTTTTTTTCTTTCATCATCATGCATCATTATACCAAGAATTCCACCAATATTAAAACCATCTCTTCTCAATTCGTTAGCTCTTGATAATTTGGATTTATATTGACCTTTACCTTGTATCAAATCTTTAGTGTCAGATACACTGCCATCTTTAGGTATATTCTTGTTTCTTTTTGCTTTTTTTGGTTTTATATAGTACTTCTTTTTATTATCATCATCTTTCTTAGCTTCGTTCAAACCCATCTGTATATCATTATATGGAATTGTTACATACTTGTCTAAGGCCTGTGAGTAATACAAAGCAACTTTTTGATTATCTGGGTACACTCTAATAGCTTTTCTTTTTAAGATAAGAACTGATGGCATTTCTTTATCAGTTGGCCAACCAGCCTTATATCTTGGATCAAATTTGGAATAGGTATCCATCTTAGCTTCGGATACATTATGAACATTCTGTCTAACTTTACGATAGACTTGATCATCGCTGACAACTTGTGAGATAAGGGAATCAAGAAGATTTACAAGCATACGTTTTTCTTGAGAAGTGATCTTATCAGCCGACTTTTCTAATGCTCTCTTAAGAGCAGGAAGTTTCTTAGCATCATACAAACCAGCACGAACAAGAGCGGAAAGTTTGCGGTCTTCCTTCTCTTCTTTTTCAGTAATTAAATCAAATTGTTCGCGGATCTGTTTGATGTTGTTCATGTTATATTACTTCTTCTTCATTTGTGAAAGATTAGCTTCAGATTTTTTTTCAACATCTTGTGCTTTTTTTAAAGAACCTCTTAATCCTATTGCACTATTCTTTAATTTTTGTGCATCTGGATTACGCTTCATTTCATTACCTATAGATATTGCTTGATTCATAACATCATAATATCCGCCAGACGGACTACTTTTTGAATTATAAGGACGTTGAGTTGGATTTTTCATCATAGCTGCACCGCTATTTTGTGCATTTCCTTCTTGCATCTGACCAAAGTAGTTCTTGGCAATTTCAATCTTGCGCTCTTCTAACTTCTCAACGGCTTTGGTTGTCAAAGCAGAAGAAAAGTTCTGACGCATTTCATCTAGATTGCCTTCTAGAATGTTGTCTAATGCTCTTTTAATCGACATGTTTGTTCTCCTAAACGTTTAGTATTATATTTATGAATCTTCTATGACTGAGCAATGGAAAAGCGCAATTGAACTAGTTCCATAAGCATCCGTAAAAAGATTTGAATCAAGCACATGAGGACCTGATATAACTTTAATCCTTGATCCTCTTGGAAGAAGCGTTTCTCTTTCACCTGAATTGGCTGAAACAGCATCAAGGTATATTGCTTTTTGACCTTTTTTAAGTTCTACCTGTAATACAACTGGTTGATCTTTATCTCCAACATCAGCAAATCCACCAATAGCAGTATTGAAATCTAGTGATGTGGAAACGTATCCTCTAAAAACATATTCACCACCGAGTTGAAATTTATCTGCGCTATAACGAGAACTAAGACCTGAATATACAGTATATGGAAATGGTGTTTGCGTTTCTTCAAAAGCGGAATCTAAAGTTTCTATTGTTCGATTTATATAATCGTCCTGTTCTTGTGTAGTGCCTTCATCATGACCTTTATATAGGTATCTGTTTATATCTGCGTATCCATCGGCTGTATACTGTTCAATGGCTTGTAGTTCTGTTTCATCAAACATGTTTGGCTGATAAAACTTAAACAGTTCTTTATCTACCGCATTAGCATCTTTGTATAGGTCTTTTAATATTTTAGCGTCTTCTTTACTTCTTTTGGAGTTAACGCCGGTATAAAAATCCGCATCTTTTTTAAGAAGATCGGCCTTACTTGGTTGTGCTGGTTGCCCCTTAACAGTTGGACTTATGTTCTTCTTTTTAGATACAGGTTCACTTTGTTGCATTGTGGAAGCTTTATAATACATATGATCAACGTCATCTTGTCCTTTATATGGAACAAGTTTATCATCGTGTACTAGATAAGCAAGTTTACCTTTTCTATCAGCATAACGACCAAAACCCATATAGGTTAAACCCATCCTACGGGCTTCTTTAGCAGCCGCAGATTTAGGTTCTGCCTTGGCCTGAAGTGCTAAACTTTCATCCAGATATTTACCAAACTTCTTCAACGAACAGGCTCCAAGGTATCATTTACAAAGCGTTGCTTTCTTGATGTTGAGTTTGCTCCCATGTCAAGAGGATCCATTGTATCTTTGCCTGTTCCATCTTGAACTGGTTGTTCTTCTGGCGGAACACCCTGCTGTGCCATATACTGTTGCATCATACCTTCTTGAGGCGTCGGCGGAACAATATTTGGTGTTGGTGGCGCCGGCGGTAATGGATTACCCATTTCATCTGTTGGAAGTGGATTACCTTGCTCATCAACTGGTGTATTAGCGGCCTTCTCTTCTTCGATTTGCTGCATAATCTCTTCAATCTCATCATCGTCCATTTGAAGAACATTCTTGCGAACCCATGCCATTGAGTAATAACGACCAACATATGGATCCACTAATTGAAGAGTTGTAATTCTATTTTGAAGGAGTTCAGCTTCCTTAAGCTCAGTAAAGTTGTTGTCTTTCTTAAAGTCATACCAAATGTTTTCCTTAAACTCTTTCCATTCTTCTTCCGTGCAGATTTTTTTAAGCACAAGTTGAAGTTTAAGTAGTTCATCAAACAATGTAGAGAATTTGTTACGAAGACGATTAACAAACTTAGTAAACTTTAGCTCATCCCTTGTGATTTCTGTTGAACGTCCAAGAGAGAAACCCTGTGACTGTTCCAAACGAGAGATAGGAACACCAAGAGCCTTGTATAGCTTCTTTTCAAAGTACTTAACATCTTCCAACTCACCAAGGTTCATACCGCCTGGTAGAGTTGTGATTTCTGTTCCTTTACCACCTTCACGACGAGGTAGCCAGAAGTCTTCAAGCATTGAAAGGTGCTTACGGTCATCTTTGATTTCGCCAGTACTGGAATCATATACAAGCTTGTTACGATACTTAGCCATAACATCACGAAGATATTGTTCGGCCTTGATTGTTGGCATGTTACCAACGTCAATGTAGAATACTCTGCGCTCGGGCGCGCGTGAGAGACGGTAGATAACTGTTGCATCTTCTACCATACGTAATTGATTAAGTGGCTTGATTGCTTTGTGGAGATAAGAAAGAACCATTGCTCTCTTTGAGTCCATTAGCCCTGAGTTGACGTTAACGACGGCATCGATTGCAATCTTTGTGCCTAAGTTAGAATGTGCACCAATCATACCTCTTTCATTATAGAGGTAGTATTCTTTCATATTCTTGATAATTTCCATACCAGATACGGTATCTTTTGCTTTTTGGATTTCACGGATCTTACGAATACGGCGCGGATCAATATATCTAAGTTCCTGAATGCCTTTTGCTGGTGACTTATCATCTATGATAACGTGATAGAATAGTCTACCATCCGTATACCAACGACGAAATAGTTCATGCCCCATATTACCAAAGTCTAGAAGCTTGAGAACATAGTCAAACTCTTCTCTAATCTTCTTTTTGATATTTTCGGGTTGTTTTAGTTCATCGGTATCTAGTTCGACACCTGATTCGGAATCATCGTTAACGATTGCTTCGTTAACAATTTCATCGATAGCAGTTTCCAATTCAGGCTGCATCGCCATTTCACGATAGCGAGTGATAAGTTCAATTTCATTTCTAACAACACCATCAAGATCAACATAGGTACCATAATAAGCACCTGATTGAATAGTAACAGCGCCGTCATCATTTTGTGGCAGCGCGAAAGACTTATTCTTCTCTTCTTGATCTTGTTGTTTTTTGCGACTTATCTCAAAGCCAAAAAGTTGGACCATTACTCACTCCAGTTTGAATGGGTGGGGATTTCTCCCCACCCTGTTTATATAATGTAATTAGACGAGTCCCAGACCAGCACTTGGGCCAGCCTGAGTAGTGTCTGTAGTAGCCCTTGATGCTGGGTTTGTAGATTGCCACCATTGGTAAGCAAAGGTCACAGCAAATTCTTCAATAGAATCGTTTGCTGACCAATCAAGTTCAATTGGACTAACATCAATTGGGAAAAGTCCTACAAATTGATATTCTTTAATGATATTACCAGCCTTACCATACTGAGTTACATAACCATCTTTCTGGTAAGCCAATGGGCTTACAAGATTACGAAGATTGCTAACATGTGAGTTAAGTGAACTCATCCACTTTTCAAATGTATTACGGATCTTGAAATCTTCATCATTGATGATTGTAACTGTCCACTCCGAAAACACGCGGTTTCCTGAGAACTTTAGTTCACGACCAAAGTAGTTTACAGGAATGCTGTTCACAGTGGAACCTGGAAGCTGGGCTGCTCTACACATAAAGTTGAAAGCGACTTCGGAACCGGTTTCACCATTTATATTTACTGCTAAGTCTGGAATGGTGCAAGAGAACAAATTAGGTCTTGCACCATCTCCTACCATTTGTGATCTAAAGTTAGCTACGTTAAACTCTGCCATTTTATTCTCCTCTGAATCTATTTATGTTCATTTTATTAATTAAAACTTACCAACGATTTCATCAAAGGCAACACCAGTTCTAACAGCAATAAAGTTAAGCTGAATGAAGTTGATGCTTCTAGCAGGCTTGATGTAGATATCACCAATAAATTCGTTGCGGTCAATAACCTCTGGAGTGTTATTGGTCTGATCGCAAACTACGCGATACTGATAGATACCACGACGACCCTGCACATCACGTAGATATGGTTCTACTAGAGATACAAATTGAGCGCGAGTAAATTCATCGTTAAATTCGAAGAGTGAATACTTAGCTGCTCTTGCAATTGCCTTTTCAAGGACAATGAACAATCTACGAACGTTGATACGATCAAATGCTGATGGGCGAGCTAGGAGTGTTTTATCTCCGTATAGAACTGTACCTTCGCCTGGGAATGATACAATTGGATTAACGCCCTTCTTGTATAGTTCATCTCTTGCAGTCTTGTCTGGATTCCAAGCAAGTTTTGTAACATTCTTGATCTGACCACGATTGAATCCAGCTGGTGAATACCATGGATCACGCTCAAAGTCTGTTCTTACACATAGACCGGCAATATCGCCGTTCATTGGTACCCAACGGTAAACGTTATTGTACTTGTCGAACTGATATTTCCAGTTTGAGTCCATCACAGCATAAGATGATGAGTTAAACATATCTCTATATGCAGTAATTTGAGTTGTTTCTAGACCCGCTTTGTTAACAACATTTGCCATTAGAGGTGAAATAAATGCTACACAATCCTTACGTGTTTCAGCAATATTGTCAACAATATATTCAGCAACAGTTTGAGATGATGCACCAGCCATAATGAGAGAAATATCAACCTCTTCTGCATTCTTAAACTTATCATAAGCAGTTATTAGTTCTGCACCAGTTACCGTTTGTGATACACCATTTGCTAATAATTTATTATATGTGTCATATGGTCCAGAGTTAAAGTTTGTGTTAGAAGCTGGCACACCCCAGTTTGCTAAGACTGACTGATTTTGTAGTGCTACCGTTACTACTGCTGATGAACCGTTGCCAGAAGCAGACTGAGCAACGCCAGTTACTGTTTCTCCTACGTAGTAACCAGTACCTCTACTGTTAATGGTAATACCACTTTCAATAAATCCGTTACTGTTTGCAGTGAACGATACGTTTGCTCCAGTTCCTGAACCACCAGAAAGAATGATGAATCCTGTGTCATTATTATCAAACTTGGCAGCACTATTAGTTACCGCTGTAACTGTTCCAACGTTAAATGTGTTTCCTGATTGATGATTTACGATGTAAATGAATTTTGAACGATCATTAACAACATTTACATAGTAGTTTGATGAGCCATCATCGTTTTTAGCATCGGAAGCTTTAGATACAAAAGCAAACTTTTCTAGAACCGTATTTGGAGTTCCTGTGAAGTTACCTTTTTCATCAATGACAATGATGTGCATTTCATCATTTGTACCGCTACGATTACCAACAAAGTTAGAAGTGCCTGGTTTAGCATCAAACTGATTAGAATATGAAACAGTGTTACTTGTCCAGTTGCTCCAAGCTGTTGAATTTTGACCGTTAGCAAAGATAGCGACACGAAGACCGTTGCCTTTATCGCCAGAGTAACGAGCGGCAATAGTTGTTGCTGCTCCTGTTGTAAATGGGCTATTATAGCTATAATTATATACATCTTCATTTTGGATCAACAAACCAACACCGTCTGTTGCGTTTCTATCAGATGTTCCATTGGCTGCGCGAACAACCTTAAGATTTCTTGCGTAAGATAGGAAATTTGCAGCAGTAAACCATGTTGCAAAGTTATTAGCGTCTGGTTTACCAAATCTATCAGCAAGTTCATTTTCGTTTGAAATTGTTATAATAGTATTAGCTGGGCCCCAATTAAATTGTCCTGCAATCGCTCCTTCTGTTGTTCCAACTGATGGGACAATAGTAGTAAGATCGAATTCAGATACATTTACACCTGGTGACAGTTGAAATGCCATAGTATCTCTCCTTTGTAAAGTGGATTATTCTTGTTGTTATTATTTAGAAAAATGAAGATTTTACAGCTTTCTTTTCCAGTTAAAGTCATCCCAAGGATATCTCTTCGTTCTGTCTTCAAACCACACGTTTCCAAACTCATCCACCTCATAATCCGGATGGTCAACGCCGTTGTCTATAATAGGCAAAGGCGTCAAATCCGTATCCATAATGTTCAATTGTTCTTGTTGGAGCGTAACTCTTATATCATTGTTTATATTTTCTTTGAAGTATCTTTGGGCCGTCAACCATCCAAAATGAACCAGTGTCATTGCAAGATCGTCGTTATTACCCTCTTCAGCCTTAAACGATTGTTTATCGGCTGAAAATGTAGTCAATTCTGTAATAGTTTCAGCGTCATTGATAATCAACTTGTCGCTTTCAATAAGCGTTTTTAGATTGGTACAACCAATTATCTTTGTCTGTTTGGATGTTTTTAGACCGTATGCAATTCTCTTTTTGAAGCCTGGAGTCTGTATTTGCCCCTGCTTACCCTTCAATTCAATCTTGATAAGGTTTTCGTAAGCAAGTTCAAAGTGTATAATATCCGATACCTGAAGAC